CTTGCGCCCTTCTGCTCGTTGAGCATCCAAGCGTTAAACTTATCGGCAAGCTCAAAAATCTTCTCTACTGGAATCGTTGCGCCTTGTGAAACGTAGGCAGCAGACATTTCAACAGCAGACTTCAAGGCAACCTGACGAATGATAGACTTACCACGGTCGTCGTTACCCGCTGCGCTCTTTGCAAACGGAGCGGTGTAGTTGTTTTGGAATCCTGCTTTTTGAATCTTGATAGTTCCCTTCTCGTTCTTGGTGTAGGTAACGTCGTCACCTACTGCGTAAGGAGGGGTTGTGGACTTTGCGAAAGTCGTTCCGAAGTCGCCATCGTCAAAGCGTACTTCAAACTTGAAAAACTCGTTCCACTGTCCAGTGGGGGTGATGCTGGTGATTTTAGCCATTTTGCAATTCGTTAATTAAGGTTCGTTTTAATACTTCGTTTTCTGCTTCGAGGAACTCGTTGCGTGAGGCAAGTGCCTCAATGCGGTGTTGCAGAAACTCCACCATTTGGGCGGCCCCATCTTGAGACCAATTCGTTCGGAAGGTGTATTCCATAAAGTGAGTGTGTTGGTTAATGGTTCAAAGATATACAAAAAATCAATACCACAAACATTCACCAAAAAAAATTACACGTCCTGTGTTTTTTTCTATTTCAGAGTTTCTAAATATGGAAACTTTTGTAACAAACCGAGCCGTGTCGTCCTGTACGCCTCCGTGCTTACGCAAACCATCCAAGGCAAACTTAATGGCCATAATACAGTTGTCGTTATCGTAGCCGTAGTTATGTTCCAAGTTTACTACCAGTGAACTGAATTTGAATTTATCGTATCCTGCCAACTGTTCCAGTACCTCGGCAACAAACTTGTCCTTGGCCTTCTTGCGTACTATCCAATGCTTGGAGGAATAGAACTGGTTTAGCGAAGGAACCTTGCCCAAGGTGACTTCTATACGTGTGTCACAAACCACCCTCGCCGTAGCCACCCTCCGCTTTTTTGTTCCGCTGGTGCTTTAATTCACGTTGTAAGTGGATTATTGCTTTCTCAATATCTTGCTCTAACGGGTTGTCTTGCTTCTTGCCAGCACGGAGCAAATAGGCGATTGCTACTCCAAGGTTGTAGTTATCCTCTTGGAAGTCCAGTACCACGTCCATCGCTTCGATGCCCTTGTACTTGCCTATGTAGTATTTAGGTGCGCTCATTTGTCAAAATGCTTTACGCCTTGCTCGAAGGTGTTGTATTTGCGTAGGTCTCTTGCTTCGTCAATAGATAGGTTGTAGTCACAAAAGCCAAAATGATTCAAGAAGGCATTGGTGTAGTCGTTCTTCAAACGACCTTCCTCAATGGCGAAGTATTTAGCTCGCTTGGTGTTTCTATCTGTTCCCATATTGCAAACCTAATGCAAGATTGTTTAGGTTGTTGCAGTGTTGAAAACAAAAAAGTTATTAACACTTGTCGGAGGTATGCTCCTAATGCTTATTTTTTACAACTAGTTAGTTAACTTACTAGTTAGTTAACTTAATAACTTACTTAACTAATTAACTTAACTAGTAAGTAAAGTTAAAACTTGACTAAAATTAAAAATAAAAGAAAATTTGCGTTTAGACGCATTTTATTCGTCAAGGTATATCAATGTACCAATTTTGGTAGAAAGTGCGTTAGAACGCAAATAAAGTACCTCTATCGCCTTAATAACACTATTAGCAGCATAACAACTGCAAACAGCATCAGGTACTTTTCGTAATTCTGGCTTTTAGGAGCCGTTACAGAGGTCTTTATGTATTTAGTCACCTGTACGGTGTCTGGTAGGCAGGTTGCTTTAACACGCACCGTATCAAAGTTCCTAACAATTTTTAGGCGTATGTTATCCTTTTGGACAACAACCGTGTCAATATCTTTTAGCGTGAGCGTGTCCCAAAGGTTTCTTTCTTTAGTTACAATAGTGGTATCAAACTTCGTTTGCCAGACGTTTGCTCCTTTCTTTACGGCTTGGCGTAGATGCCATTCGGCAGAACAACTACCCAGAGCAAGACTCACAATCAGGACTATCAATAGAGCAAGCAGGGGGTGCGGGTACGTCTTCGAGTTCATTAAGCCAGCTTTCAAAATTGGATATATTTGGTTTTCCCATTTTTCTTTATTGCTTTTAATACTTCTCCTTTGTTGTTGTTAACGTCGTAGCTTACGTGAATCCACGCTGGCTGGCTATCTGTACCAAACTCCCAGATGAGCTGCTTAAAATGCGTCTGCTTGCGTATAAACTCAAATACAGAAGCCATATCCTCGCATTGAATGTCTGCTGCCTTTCCTTTTAGGTGGTCGCTTGTTGCTGAACCACCAACAGCCGCATTCACCTTCTCGGAGCGGTAGCCGCTTGTGACTTCAATAGGCCCGAACTTGTCTCTTGCTGGTTGAAGGACGTATTGCGCCAAGTATTTCAAATTGGTTATCGCCTCTTGGCTTGGCTTGTTCGGTAGGCCAGTTGAGGTCTCGGTGAACTCGCTCAAACTGAAATTTTCAGATAGCTTCATTTTTGATAAATTTTATGCAGTAACTCTAACTGGTTCCGAGTTAACGTGTCTTATATGGCACCTTTTGACGGCAAGTTATCCCTTATACGGGACTTTATCTTCCCTGCCCTCGGTACTTCTTACTCGTCACCCCTTTGTTCGGGCTTTTGGTGTGTCTTCCGAGTTTTGGTTTTGCCTTGGTTATTTTCTTCGTTTCCTGCTGCTTCGCCATCTCTGCTCATTATTAAAGCAAATCCACCCATCAGGAACGCACTAAACTCCGTTAGAGACGCTTTCTCGTACCAAACGAGTATTCCTCCAAACGAAATAAAGATGAGCCCTATAACGGTTGTCTTTGGGTTTCTAAAAATTCTATCTATCATTCTTAATATCCCGACTCCAACGCCACAAGGTGTAAACGAAGGAGGTTAGCATTACTACCATTCCAGCAATCTGGTGTACCTCGGCAATCGTTAAACCACCAACTGCCAAAGACCAACTTGTCGCTACTGCGCCCGTGCTATCTTGTTTCATTCCTCAATCGGGGCTGGGGGTTGGCAATAGGCGGCATCTGGGTTGGCAGCGCAGTATTCAGCAGCGTAAACTTCTTCCCATCCTGCAAAGATGTGAATGCCACAAGGCGCAGGCCACACCACCGATTCAGCATAGGCGGCAAGCGGCTCGTTTTGCCAAAGGATGTCAACGGCATAGTTTGGATTCTCGGCAACACAGATGCGTTCTCCTTGCTCGTTTGTTTCCCATTGGGTGCAGATATGCCCCAACTCTACAACGGCCACTACAAGCTCCGTATTCCACGTTGTTTCCGTAATGCCATCCAGCGAGATGGTTGTTGTTTCTATTGCTTTTTTGGCTGTTGCCCAGTCAGCAAACTCGTACTTCAAAAATTCCATAGTAAGTAAATAAATAATCCTCCCAATAATGTTGCAATCAAATCCTTGTAGTCAAAGCCCCCGTAGCGTATCTCGTCTATTAATTCCTTGCCTGCTGCTGCGACCAATACGAGCAACATACTACCCGACAAAAGATAAAGCACCGCACCACCTACGAAGTGCAGTACCTTATCGAATGAAGTCCAAGAACTCATAACGTGGTCAACTCTGCCAGTTGGGCGTTGGTTAGACGGGTCTTAAATAGGAGGGCTTCTTTTGCAATCATACTTTCACCTGTTGTGGTAATTGCACCATCATTAGTTCCAATTCCTACACGGTTCATTGTTGAACCAAAGCTAAAAGAATCTGTACCAGCGGCTACCTGCGTTCCGTTTAAGTACGCTGCCCAGCTTCCAGATTTGTAAGCAAGAGCCAATTTTGCAAACCCAGATTGTACGTTATTAGCCGTGTTATTTAAAATAACTGAACCACCAGCATTAATATAAAAAAAGTATTTCGGATTTGGGGAGGCTGGCTCACGGCCGATAATTACTGAATTGCTAAAACTACCATCCGTAAAGTAGAAGTATGAACTTGCTCCAGTTGTTAAATTAGGAAAACTCAATTCAGCAAACAAAGTCCCCTCCGTCTGCCCAATTAGCGAGCTAATGCCCGTCTTTGAGGCAGCATCGGCCACACGGGTAACACTTGCGGAAAGCGTTGGAATGTAAGAGGTGGCGTAGCTTCCAAGTTCCGCTTGCAAGCCGTAGAAAAATGCACCAGTGGTATTATTTCCCGTTAGGTTTTGTCTTAACTCGCCAGATGTCCACAAGGCATTGGATGGCAAAATAGCTGGGTACGCCTCATTAGTTGTAATTACACAGCTAAAAGTTAACCTATACCATCCGTTTCCATAGCTGGTAATGCTTGACGTGGGGTTTGTGTAACCAACTGCGAAAGTCCTCTTTATACTGCCGTCATTAAGGTCAACCTGCATACCTGCATAAATTCCAGCCGAATAAACAAAACCTAAATTGGCGTACTGGGTTTCCGCTTTTTTTACAAACGCAGAAATTGTATATGTGTTTGAGGCAGTTGTAAGTATTTCCTGAAAAATAGACGTTACGCCAGTTCCCGTAATTACTAATTTATCAGCGTTTGCGGTTCCGTCTGGGCTTGTTGTAGCGTTTGCTGTTACGGTTGTATTTTGATTAACGTATATCGCATTACCAAACTGCTCCGAGTAAAGCGCAAGGTTCGTCCGCTGCGGTTCCAGCAACAGGCGAGGACAAGAACTACCTAAATAGTCCAGACGGGGTACGTTGCTCACTGGCCCAACGCTTACGGCTGCGGTGGTGGTGGGTATGTAGGCTGTTGCGATGTCGCCAAGTTCTACCTGACTTGCAAAAAGGTAGAATGGCTCATTAACAGAAAATGTAGTAACATCTACAAAAGAGGCAGTTGCTCTTGTGTTTGAAATTCTTTGCCAATTTGTATTATTAGCTGCAGCTACATCCGTATTATTATCAACGTCAATGCTAACAAATGTGCTTGCATTTGTCTTTTTAACGTAAAGACTAAAATTGGTAATTTGCGTAGTTGCGCTACCAAGGGTGTTTCTTAAAACTAAAAAAGTTCCAGTTAGTAATGTAACCTTATACACGGCACTTGTATTGCCAAAAGCATCTACAATACTTTCCGTAGCGATAGAGTAAGTTCCATCCGTAACCTTATTCCAGGCGGCATTACTGAAATCGTTTGAGTAGGTCAGCAAATTAGTCCGCACCTTCTCAATAAGGCCGTTAGAAGCCACACGGGTAGCATCCGAAGCACGGGTAAAAGTCAAATCGCCAGAGCCATCAGTCGGCTTCTCTGCGTAAATCTTGCTCGTCTTGTACCCGCTTGGTATAACAACAAGCGAGGCATCATCGTAAAAACTGGCCATTAGTTAAAGTTTAATTCGTCTATTGCATTCTCCAAACACTCAAAGCCCTCAATCGTACCGCTATCCGCAAGCACCCTCACCTCGTATGCCTCTGCGTATGTATAGGCATTGTTAAAGCACGCAGGCACACCATCAGCGTGTAAGCTGCGGGTGTTGTAGTCCTCGTCTCCCCATTCAGTTGAGCAGTAGACCTGCCCCCATCCGATATTATTTCCCATCTTTGCTTAAGTAACTGCGTAGTTTATTTATATTCTCTTGCTTGGGCTTATAGCACCCACGAAGACGCTCGGTTGTCTCTGTCTGGGTAGATGTCCTCGTTGACGTTTTCATTGTATTCGGGAAATTCGGTTGAATGGAAGGCCATATAGTCAATGAAGCGTTGTGCGTAGTATTGTGCTATCGTCCGCTCCTTCTCAACTAAATAGTCGATTTCAATTTTTTCTGCGTTTGTTGAGTTCTCGCTAATATGCTTAAATACTCCCCCATTGGCAACGGTGTACGCTGCGAATGGAAGGTACTCGGTCATTGCGAAGTGAATAAGCATCGGCTGTATGTAGTCCACTACCAACGCCAAATAGTCGCCTGCCAAGGTGTCGTTTAGGATTTCGTTTGAAATCTTGTCGTACAACTTGGTACCTGTGTAGTTCTGGACGTGAATTTGTTGTGCAATCTTAATGAATTGCAGAAACTTGTCCGTATCTACGTTGCCCGAAATTGCCGTATTTCGTACAATATCTTCTCGTTTGATAAAAAGCGCAGTTGGCATTACTTTTTAGATTTTGGAAGGAATCCTTCGTTTGGCATATCGACAGGGCGGGTAGCAACCTTCTTGTCGTTCTTTGGTAGGTCGACTCCTGCTTTGCGGGCTTGGTTAACCGAAACGTCTGCATTCGGGTTTTTAGCGTCTGGCGTTACGCCTTCGGCCTTTGCCAAGTAGGTCTTGCGCATCCAGAAGTGGTGGCAACGTGCGCCACCTTTGTACAACCAGATGTCGTAGTTAGCAGCACCACGAGGGCCGAAGCCAGCGTTAACCTCTTGTTTGCCCATCCGCTCAATGTCCTCCTTGCGGTATACCTTCTTTGCGTTTACCATTTTTTTGCAGAAGTCTCGGCTGTTGCTCTTTGCGGAATTGGGAGCGTAGGCATAACGAATCTTGTACTTACGGCCGTCCTTGCTTACTCCGTCCTGCTCGCTTTTAGCGTTTGGGAATGCGTCTCCTGTTTTGGCTAATTTTAGCAGAGAATCTAAATACGCCTCTTGCTCGTAGTCAACAGGACGCTCGTCCACCAAGTCCCAGTTCTCCAAGTCCTCGTCCTCGCCAAATTCAGCAAGGCGGTCGAATACCTCGTCAAGCTGGGCATCGGTAGCGTCAGAAGATAAACTAAAGCTGCTATCCTCGATTCCTGTCGATTCCTCTACAATGTCCGTAGGAGCAACAATTTCCTCCTTGAACTCCAACGGCTGCAAGGTCTTGAAATAGATATTTAGAGTTGCTTGGTTAAATGCCAACACCTGCTCGATAGCATCCAAGATAATTTCCTGCAACGGGCGGATAACGATATTATCGAACAGAATAGAAGCCGTTTTAAGCTCGTCTGCGTTGTTGCCTAACCCTGACTGGTCTTTGATACCTAAAAGCATTGGAGAAGTCACCCTATGGCCTACCATAATCTTTTGAGTGCATTCCGTAGACAAGAACTGGTACTGGTCGCTTGCGTCAGACAGTTGTACGGGTTCGATTGTTGCTGCGAGTTCCTTGTTATCGTTGAAGGCCAAGATAAACCGACCAGCATTCGAACTGCCAGAAAACTTGTCTGCAATCCTGCGCTCGATTAGCGTCTGGTCTTCTTCGGTTGGGATTCCGTTATTGAAGTTAACCAGCATCGAAGGCGCAAGACCGTTCTTGATGTTATTGATATGGTAATTGGCTACTTCCTCTTCCAACTCGGCATACGGCAGTGAACCTTGGTAGTCGGTAGGTGCGTAGTAGTAGTATCCTGCTTTGTAGGGCTTAATGTAAAGGATTTCAATTCCGTTATTGGACATACCAAACGCATCAATGCGTACTGGTTCCTCTTTGCGTGCCTTTACAGCGTCCCAGCTCTTTGCGTAGTAGTAAGCAGGAATATCGCCCTTCTCGTTGGCACGTTCGGCTCGTAGCGTCTCAACGGGGATATGCTCGACCTTTACAATCTTGGAATGGTCTTGGTTGTAGATAACCTGCATAGCAGCGTTGCCCATCATCTTGAAATCGGAGCAAACACGCTTAACACATTCCTTGGAAAACAAGGCCATCATCATTGCGTACTCGTCGGGCTTTCTGGATGCGTCTGTTGCTCCAAGGCCCTTGCCGTACACCATATCAATAATGCCATTGATAATAGCGTTATTGGTCGGGCTTCCGTTGTAGCGGTCAATCAAATACTGGAAGTAGTTGTTGTCGTCACCGTACTCTACCCATCCCTTGTTAGCCACTTCCTTAATTTCGGGCTTAACGTAGGAGTTCATTGCTACGAATCGAATGTTGCTCATATAATTACAAATGTATTATCCCCAGCGGTCTCCTGCGTGTACACGCCAGAGTTAACGGTGTACTTCTC